ATATTAGTAAGTGAGTTACCTGTTTCATCTACATCAATAGTTTTATTAGTAAATGTAGTTGTACTTGAAGCTGTAACATTTGATACACTACCATCTATATAAGATTTAATAGCTTTAGCTGAAGCAAGAGTATCATCATTTGCTGAAACACTTGATAAGTTAGTATCAATAACACCAGTTTTAAAATTATCTACTTCAATGTTAGATACTGTATTATTATCTACATCAATAGTTTTACCAGTTAAAGTTTGTGAACCTGTTAATGTTGCAACTGTATTATCAATAGCTATGTCATTTGCATTAGCTGTAATACCTGTACCACCAATAACATTTAATGTAACATCACCTGATGTTCCACCACCTGTCATACCAGTACCAGCTACTACTGAAGTAATATCTCCAGTTGGTATAGTTGCTACTTGAGTATCTACATATGCTTTAATAGATTGTTGTGAAGCAACTGATGTAGCAGAATCAGATGACATATTATCTTCATCTTTAAATGCTGTACCACTAATTGCTGTATTAATAACTGGACTTGTTAAAGTTGGAGATGATAAAGTTTTATTTGTAAGAATATCTGTAGAAGTTCTTGCAACTAAAGTATCTGCTCCAGATGGAATTGTAACTGTTCCACCATTTGTAATTGAAGAAATAGTTGGAGTAGTTAAAGTTTTGTTTGTTAAAGTTTGTGCTGTAGTTTTATCAACAACAACTCCTGTATCAATTGCAAAAGTCATTGTCTGTGCAGAACCTGTAGTATCAATACCAGTTCCACCAGTTAATGTTAATGATTGAGCATCTAAATCAACTGATTGATTACCACCACTATCACCAGCAAAATCTAAATCTGCTCCACCTACTTGTGCATCAACATAAGTTTTAATTGCTTTAGCTGAAGCTACTGTATCATCACTTCCTGAAACAGCACTTAAATCTGTATCTACATCTGTTATTGCTGTAGCACTTCCTATTACTAAACCATCTAAAGTTACATTACCATCAAAGTAACCATCTTTAAATTGTAAAGTTGAAGTACCTAAATCAATATCATTAGTAGTAATTGGTATAATTAAACCATCTTGAATATTAATTTGTTTTACTGAACTACCACTAACATTAACATTAAATTCTAAATGATTATTAGTAGTGTCTATAATAATTTTATTTAAAGGAGTACCTAAACCTGAATCACCAAGTATGCTAAGAACAGGACCATTAGCTGCAGTACCATCATGTTTGTGTCCTGCTGTATTTCCTGAACCATTATTGAATGCTGATACAAGAGCATTAAATTCATTATTTAAATCTGCTGCATCAATTGTTAAAGTATCTTGAATTTCTGCTGCACTCTGTCTTACATAACCTGCCATATTATCTTCTTCCTCCTGCTATAAAAGATACAAATAAACCATTAACTGCATATGCAGCATTTGTATCATTACTAAAAAATCTAAAGTTATTTGAAAAACCACTTCCTGTTACAATCATTCTTTTACTTGGTAATGTTACTGCACCATAAGTAGCTGTTCCATAAACTGCATTTCCAAAATTTGAAGTAGCAGCTAAAGAACCTACATTAACTGAACCTGGTTGAGGTACATCTGTAGATTCAAAATCATATCTAATTCTCATCTTTAAATCTGGTTGAGTTCCTTCTGGTTTAATATTTGCTTTAACTGCGTAAAGACTTTTTCTTAAACCATTATCACCATAATCCATATCAGGTGTTTGAAATTCTGCTTTAACATTTAAACCATCAAAACTATTACCAGTATCATGTTGATACACATAACCTGTTTCATCTGTATGAAATAAAGTTTCTGTACCATTGTTATTAACATCTGAAGTACAAAACTTAACAGGAAGTCCTTTAGTTTCACTCCATTCAAATGAAGGAATACCTTCTGAGTTATATTTGAATGTTCCTATAATTCCTTTTTGTCCAGAAGCTGCTTGACCAGACCTATAATAAAATAATCTGTATTGACTTCTTTCTCTAATTACCATACTAGAGATAGTATAATTAGCAAAATTATTAATTATCTCATTTACTAAAGGTAAAATTTTTCTAGATATAGAACTTAATTCGACATCATCAATTCTAGCTGTACCAGCAATTGTTCTTAATCCATCAGGTGCTAAGAATATTAAATCTCCACCTATCTCTTGGATTGAGTTCCCACTTATACAACCAATATTTTTAGTTACTGATTTGATTATAGGTGTAGAATCAAGGTTTGTCAACTCATATATACTATTTGTACAAAATATAATTAAGCTAGTTCTAACTACTTAGATACCTGTTACTATATCTCCTACATCTACAAACCCTGCAGATGCTCCTTCAAAATCATAAGGCTTTAATCTAGTACTATAATATACTAAACTAGGATTAGCTTCTTGTCCTGATACGACTATTCTTTCAGCATATCTTTCAATTAATGAACATCCTGATGGAGAAGACCTATGAATTTCTTCAAAATGATATTCATTATTTTCATCAATAAAAAATTCACCAATACGATTATTACCATCTACAAAATATAATGTACCATTTTCTCCATGAGATTCAAAGTTTATAAATTTTACATTAGTTTGATTAGTTCGAGGAATTGTAGTAGCACTAGCTAAACTACTTGAAGGTATTCCACCTTTATAAAAAGTTAAACCATTTTGTGTACTAGCAGTATTAGCATTAGTATCTAATGTTAAAATAGTATTACTTGTAATAGATAATATTTTATAAAAGTTATTATCAATTTTTATATCATCACCGACAATAAATTCAGAAGTAAATGTAGTACCACTTCCTGTTACTGTTGGTGAACCTGAACTAATTGAAACTGTTCCAGTAGCTACTGTAAAAGTATCTTTATTTATCTGAACATATGAAGTACCTGTAGTACTAAAATATAAATCATCTGATTGAGCTACTACTATTCCATTAGCATAACCTTTAATACCATGAATAACATCAGTATTTAAACCTGAAGGAATTACAGCACTTGTAGTTCCGAATTTTTGATAACCACTTATTCTTCTGTATCCACCTGTTGTAGATGATTCAAAATTTTGTAAAACTGTAGCAGCTCCTGGTGTTCTAAATAAAGCATGAGAGCTTGATACTAAATCCAAACCTCCTGCAACAGTAATTGAAGCTCCTTGTGTTGGCATAATTTATTATCCTATGGTAGTAAGTAAGTAAACCTTACATCTGACATATATTGTGGCTGTGGTGAATTTAAATTATCAGCCATATTTTGTAATCCTTTTTTATATTCATCTAAAGCTAATTGCGATTGAGCAATGTTATCTTTAAACTGATATAAATAATATCTAGCTCTTGCTAGTAAAACTGGTTTGTATTGTTCTGGGAATAAAACTGTATCTGTATCTGCTGATAAAGCAGTATGTCTATTATAAGCAAAGAAATGAATATTATAAACTTTATCTGGTATAGGAGATAATCTAAATCTTCTACCATCTGAACTTCTTATAACTCTTACTGGAGTTGCAAAAGTATTTGTTCTAGCTGCAGCTTCTTCAGATTGTGCATAATTACTTCTCCAAGTAGTTAGAGTTGTAAAAGGTAATTTATTAATTGTAAATGGAGAATTAGTATCTACTAAAGTAAACATATCCCAATTTACTGAATCAAAATCTGAATCAATATTATTTGACCCAGCTTTTAATAAATAAAATCTTTGACCTACAACTGTTTGTACAATTGTATTTCCATAGTAAGGGTCATCAGGTACATCTGAACTTAACCATGACCAATCATCAACAGCATCAACAATATCAAAGTAAGCTCTATTAACTACATTAGCTACTTGTTTTTGTATTCCAACTGCTGAAGCTACTGTTGTAACTTCTGGTTCATTTAATTCTACTAATAATTCGTTTACTAATGTTTTATAATCTTTTGCCATTTAACAGTTCCATGCCCTTAATGATTTGTTAATTCTTGAGTTAGGGTCTCTAGCAGTTTTTTTAGATGTAAGTTTTTTCTTCATCCCTTTCATCCTCGCACAAAAACTCTTTCTTCTTTTGTTTCCCTTAACTTTACTAGGTGCTTTAAGATTTCTTTTCTTACCTGTTTTGGTTTTACCTTTATTGTAAGATGCTCTACCTTTAGCATTTAGTCCTCCTTTAGGGTTTTTGCCTTCTTTCCTTGTCCAAGCAGGAGATGACATTAATCCCATAATTCTTACTTCTTCTTATAATTCTTTTTATTTTTATTTTTTACTTTACTAATAGTAATAACCATAGCACCACCACCAT